GCTAAACGCGAAGGTACAGGAGATCCTCCGAGAGTTGACTCTCAACTCGGCGGTTTGATCTCGCGAACGACCCAGTAACTCCCTTCGCTACGACTTCGACCGGCCCTCGCTTTAGGTTCGCGAGGCGGATGCGCTCGTGGAGGCAGAGATTACAGAACGGGTTCTCTTCGTGCGCCGCCAGCGAACAAGTTCGAGGCGTGTCACAGAAGCGACACCGGATCTTCGCGTTTGGCGGGCGTTTCTTCATCGTCAGAAGTATCCGCGGCGGATTCCGGCGACCGGGGCGAGGACCCGACGAACCGGATCTGGAACGTTAGGCTTCGTCAGAAGCCAGAACCGGAGGCACTTCCGAGGATGTACGAGAACGGTCAGGACAGCTCGCATGGTGTCGGACATAGGAGGTCTTACGCCCCGGAGGACGCCCCCTTCGAACGCCCTCCCCGGATAGCGCTTGTTCGTGAGATAGACCCCTCTTTCGCCTAGCCCGGTACGTACTGGGGCTGAGGTTAGCGGCTCGACACTGATTCGATAGGGTTGGAGGGGCCTCCGCTCTCTCGCGAACGAGACGAGGAGGGAGTTCCCCCTTTGGGATAGAGCGCGCTTCCTCCCGAGTCCATCCGGCCGCGAGGCGCGAGAAGATCCCTTGTCGGCTAACCCCGGTCGCTTCGAGAGCCTCTCTATCCCCGACTCCGTCTTTCCCTCGGCAGACCCCGCACGACTTCAGAAGACCGTGGCGTTTCCGCGTCGTCCCGCACTTCCGACACGTTGAAACCATCAAGCCGTCTTCGCGTCCGACGAGAATGACGTCTCCACGCGTCGTACCGATCGGAAGGCGACTAGAGACTACAGAGCACGAACGACACGATCCTCCGCGCGCTTTTAAGGTCGCGCGTAACTTCGACGCGATCTTCCCGCACCTGCATCGAACGGTGCAATACCCGGCGCGTTCCGTGTACGCTTTAACGACCGTCCAAGAACCTAACTGTTGTCCGTCGTGGTAGAGGAGGGGGGTCACGAACGTACGTTACGCTTCATGACCGAGCGTTTCCCAGGGTCTTTACAAGGACAACGACACGCCCGAAGACGCTTAGAAGGGAAACGCGGTTATCTAACGAAACACACCGAGGAGACGAAGGAGAGAATCCGGAGGATGAAAACAGGACTTTGTCATTCGGAAGAAACGAAAGCAAAGATGAGTCGCTCGGCGGTAGCCCGTTGGGCGCGCGACGAGCCTCATCCGTTCCGATCCTCGTCAAACGTGAATTCCACGATCCCGACGGTCAAAAACTCGGCGTTGGACGGCTGAATATCGGACTCTCCGTCCATATGCCCGACGATGTAAGTCGCCCAATATTCATGATTGGAAGGCGCGTCTCCGACGACGAGCGAGAGGATTACCCGGTTCTGGGTAATCAGGACTCGACGGGCGACGACTTCGGCCGGGGTCACGTACCCCTGAGAAATCAGAGTCGCGTCGTCGCTATAGCCGGGGATACTGAGTCCGTCGTTCCCGATGATGTAGGAGCGCCCTGCCGCCTGGCCTAGACGTTCCGGGAGGGAGGTCTGGAGGTCGGTCTCCAGGTCGTCCTCGAAGACGCCTCGGAAGGCTCCGGAGGGTCCTCCGCCGGTCGTCGTCGCCGCGGTAAGTTCGCCGGTTAGAAGCCAGGTAGAGACCGTCGTATTCGACCAGAGCGGGATCCGGAACGAGTCTCCGATCTGACTAGAGTTGAGGTCGTCCTTCGCAACGATCGAACCGTAGGCCCGGACCATCTTCGTAAGGGGGAGAACGACGTAGGAGACGCCGGCCGTCGCGTCGAGCGCGCGGATTACGTCGCTCCGACGGAGGGGGGTTCCCATCCGAAGGCGGTAGATTAGGACCCCGAGGTTCGTTCGAATCGCCTCGTCTACGACCGACTGCTGGAAACCCTTCTTGAGAAGGATCGTAGCGGTGATATCGACAGGTACCGCGATCGCGCTCTTTCCGAGTACGTCGGCCGTCCCGTGCTTCTTTGCGTCGAGCTGCGCCTGGAGCGCACTCGTAACGAGGTTGACCGAGTAGGTAACGACGAAGTTCTCGTTATAGCGATAGCTGACGAGGATCGTCTCCCCGTCCGCGATAGTGCTATCCGAAGTCCTCTTGATACCCAAGGCGTTCGTCTGATCGCCCTCGATGATCGTGTAGTCCGGAGTCGTCGAAGTAAACGGGCTCGCGTAGGTCGTAGAGCCGTCTTCGTTCGTTACGACGACGGTAAGGGAGTCCGCTCCGAGCCGAAGTACGTACTCGACGTACGCTCCGACGATGACGTGCTCCTCGTCGGTAACGGTTAGGATATCCCCGGTCGGGATCGCAAGCGAGGGGTCCGCGCTTCCCGTAATCGCGAGGTAGTCCCCGGCCTTCGTAGAACGACCGAGACCGAGCGGGGAGTTCGGGTGAACTAGGGAGTAGACGCTCGTATCGAGAGTCCCGGAAGACTCGCCGACGACCGAGGAGATCGCCTCTACGGGCTGACGGGTAAGGACGAACGCCTCGCTCGTTCGATAACGGTAGTCGCCGAGGATTACGTCGGTCAGAGTCGGTACGACCCACGGCTGGGCTACGGCGAGCGAAAGCTCGATGGTATTGTAGTTCAGGATCGTAACGTCGGTGAGATTGAACTCGATCCCCGTCGTCGCGTTCCGAAGGCCGAGGCCGATCGAAGAGTAGTCGAGCATCTCCGCGATCGGATTCGTCGGCGAAAGGTCCGGGTCGAGCGCCTGGAATCGATACGACTCCGGCGAACCGATTACGACGAACTGCACGTCCCGCTTCCGAGCGTAGGTAAACGCGAAGGTATCGGTAACGGTCGAGAGCCGAACGCCCTGCTCCCAGACATCTACCTTCCCGCCGATGTGCGTCCCGGTCGCGGGGTCGTAGTCCCGCTGCATAAGCGGGTTCCCGGCCTCGACGACCTGGGCCTGTACGATTCCGGGGACGCCGGCCGCGGTCTGGTAGTAGCCCTGCGTAGTACCGGAATCGACCGCGGAGAGAGCGCCGCGAGCTTCGGCCGCGAGCTGCGCGTTGGTCTGCGACGGGGTTCCGCCGAAGAAGACGGCGTCGTTCGTTACCGAGAGTCCGAAGGGCGCTCCTGACGTGATCTGCCGGGGCCCTACGTTCCCCGCGACTCCGGGGGTAACCGCGACGGCCGGGACCGTGATACTGTACTGGCCCGTCGAAGGGTTGAAGAACGAAGCGAGGCGGTTGATACTGATCTCGGCCGCGCGGCTCGTTCGGAACGTCGTCCCGCCGCCGGGGAGGAGGGTCCCGAGCTGGATCTGTAGGGTCGAGGTCGGACGCGTACTCGTATAGAAGCGAAGCTCTCCGATCGCGCGACCGCCCGCCCCTCGGGTCTTCCCGAAGTTCGCGGCGAGCTTATCGAACGCGCCGTCAATTACCGTTTGGACGAGGGCGACGTTCGAGAGGTAAAGGGCCTTCGCGAGCGAGATCTTGTAAGCGGAAGCGCTCGGGGCGATTGAGATCCCCGTCCTGTTCGGGTCGTCGATCGCGAGAAGCGTATCGAAGGACGACGCTCGGTACATGAAGTCGAGGAGGAAGCGGATCCGCTCGGCCTCGGAAGCGAACGGGTCGATGAACGTGTCGCGCATTACCGCGCCGGGCTGGACCGCGATGTCCTTGTCCTGGCGGTAGATCGAAGCGACGACGTTCTGTACGATCTGCTGACGACTAACCGACGGGAGCGACGCCGTCGTTACCCGGACGTTAATCGGGTTCGCTACGACCTCGGACGAGAAGCTCGACTCGTATTCGGTCTGAGTCGTCGTATCGAAATAGATTGCGGTGGCTACGTAGTAGAGGGGCTCGGTCGAAGCCAAGACCGCGAAGGCCCCGCTCGGAATCGTACTCGGAACGCTAGAAAGCGTCGCGCGTCGGTCGTGGGAGAACTCGTAGTAAGAGACCTGCTCGACCGAGGAGATCGAGACGTCGATCTGAATCTCAGAGACCGTCTCGGAAATCTCGATCGCCGCGTCTACGTCCGTTTCGAGCGTTACCTGGTTCGAGTCCTCCTGGGTTAGGAGAGCGCGAACGTAGAGAGGATCAGCCGATTGGGTTAGGTTCTTACTCGTGAGGGAGTAGAGGGGAAGGACGTTCTCGACGAGAACCGCGGTCGAAACCGGAGCTGCGTTTAGCCGTGAGTACCCGGTAACCCCGCCGCCCGCCGTCGGAGAAGCGTAGAAGTTGTATCCGGTGACCGTGTCGTCGTCGAGACCCTCGACCGAGAGGTTGACCGTCCCGTCGAGTCGTTCGACGGTAACGGCCGTCGGAGCCTCGACGGTAGTTACCGCTTCGGCGAGGAGGATTACCGTCGCGGAGACCGGAGCCGAAGGCGGCCCGACGAGGGGAACCGACCGGACCTCGATCGTATTCTCGCCCGCGAAAAGCTCTAACCCGTTCGGGTACGAGGTCGGGTTAGGGACGATCCAACCCGAGGCGGAGAACGAGACGAGCGAAGGGTCGGACGAGAACGCGCCCCCGCGAACCGAGACCTCTAGGTCGGCGGTATCCGTATTGATAGTGCCGGCGAAAAACCGCGTCGTCGAAGTCGTCGAGAAGACGATCGCGTCCGCGTACACCGAATCAGGCCCGAGTACCTTTAACGTCATTTCAGAAGGACCCTAGTGAGAGGCCGTTAGTCCCGGGAAGCGCATAGGCGCCCGGAGCGGTGTACACGATCGATAGCTCAACGGGGTCCATGGCGAAGTTCCTGACCGTCACGTCTACGAGGAAAACCGTCGGGTCGTTCGCGCTCGGGCGAACTCCTACGTTGTCCACGGAGTAGAGGCGCTCCTTCGGGGAGATCTTCTGATACTTGGACTGCAAGGCCTGTTGACCCTGTAGGTTCCGAAGAGCCTCTCGGATAGACTGTTGAATATTGGCGGCGGAAGCCGCGTTCGACTTCGAGCCGATTAGGCTCATCAAGTTCGCGCCGTACCAGGGGTAGTAGATGTTCGACTTGAGTTCCGTCAGAACAATCTTTAGGCACGACTGGTAGAGGAGATTTTCGTTTCGGATGATGAGGGGGGCGCCCTCGTCTCCGAACCGGAAGTCGTTCTCGACTTCGGTCCCTCGGCACCGAAGACACTGATTCCAGAACACCGAGTACGTCAGGCTGAAGTAGTAGTTCGGCCGTACCGGGCGATCGAAACGGACGAAGTAGCCTTCTTGGACGAGATTCTCTTCGGCCTGGTACGAAATACTGTAAAGGTTAAACGACGGGAGGACGACCTGCCCGACGGCCCCTACTTGCTCTAGGAAGCCGAGACCCTCTTTCGCGTTCCCGCTTACGCGAACCTGGGACTCGGAGCCCGAAGCTCGATTCTCGGTTAGGACGAGGACCCCGTCCTTTACGGACGAGACGAGGTACGGACGCTCCGAAGCGTCGTAGACGGCCGTATTGATGATGGAGGAGACCCTCTCCGCCGGAAGGTACCCGGTCGGGAGGGAGAGGGAGAGGGTCCGCGCCTGGGTCCGGATTACGAAGTCCGTAAGCCCGGGGGAGACGAGATAGGGTTGGGCCTTACTCGACGAGAGGACAGCCGACGACCGGACTCCGGTCGTCGGGGAGACGATGTACTGGTCGTTCAGACGGAGTTCCAGGAGCCCGGTTCCTGCGATCGGCTTCTGCGTCGTAAGCGTCATGCGGTCGGCCGAGAGCGTCGTTCGCTCCTCACCGATAACATGCGGACAGGTGTGCCCGATTTGAAAATCTTTACTCATTGAACCATTCGCGGGATACCCAACAGGAACTTCGAGACGATTCGGATTCGGGCCACTACACCCTACCATACTGATAGGGGGCGAAACGCCGCCGTCCACGTCTACGCCACGATGAGCGAGACAGGCGATCAACCGATCGCCTTCTTCTTCACCGAGGAAGACGCCGTCTCTTTCGCGAAGCTGACCGAGGGAGCTGACCGAGGGAGCCCCGCTCGGGGCCGGGGTCTTCGCCGCCGTCATGGTGAAGACCGGTGAGATCTGGGTAAAGGGAGAACCGGTAACGGTTCACAACTCCCTCTCCCAGCTGGAGTTCGATCGCGCGATCGCGAAGCTCGCCGGAGCGAAGCTCACCGTATCCGAGATGGATGCCCTGAAGATCCCGAAGAAGAGCCGCCCGAAGAGCCCGTGAAAAAAGGGATGCGTCGGGTCTGTAGAAGGTCCGACGCATCCCTCCATTTCGACCCGAGATCGGCGGGCGCCTAAAGCGCGGTCCAGTCCTCTTCCCCGGTCGGGGCGTCCTCTAGGAGGACCGGGTAGGGGGGATTCGGCTCGGTCGCCCGCGGGTTCGAGAAGTCGTACTCCCCGCCTTCCGTAAGCGGGTAGAAGACGGCGTCGATCGCATTCACGATCGACGAGACGCTATACGAGACCGCGAAATCGTTCCCGTAAGGGATTCCGGCGATAACCCCTCCGACCGCGGTCGGGAGGATCTCGTCCCGCTCCTTGAGGAGTTGCTCCCGGAGGTCGGTGAGCTTTAGAATCCGAGCTTCGAGATCGGTCCTCTTCGCTCGAATCTCTCGCGAGACCCAATCTCTCGCCGCGCGGATAACCGGGGTCATCTCCGCGGACTCGGAAACGTGAGTGATCGAACTCCCGAACTTACGCGGAGGGTAGCGCCATAGCGGGAGCCAGCCTCCCGTATAGAGACCGGGCGTTACCCCGTCCGCCGTTCGAGGCGAGAGGATACCTCCGTAAGGTTCGGTCTCGCGAACCGTCGTCGTCTCCGTACCTTCCTCGGAAGTCTCCGTAGAGACCACCTCGAAACTGTCCGGGGTCAGAAACATGCTAATCGAAAACGGGTTGCCTCCAGTAGCTATATAGGCCTGGAAGAGCCGTTCGAGGCTCGTATTCGGAGCTACGTCGAGGCCGATCCGACGCTCGCTCATCGGAGAGTTAGGGTCCGCGTCGTCTATCCGAGCATACAGGATTCGGACTTCCCCGATACGCGCCAACTCGGCGTTGATAGCGCGTATCCGGGGCAAGCAGTCTCTCCGCTCGTTCAGAATGAACTGACGAAAGTCTTGCCACGATCCTTGTCGAAAAAATCCTGTCCACCCGAAGCTCATACGACTCTCTTCTCAGAGCCCGCCTACCGCTCAGTAGGCGTTTCGAGCGGCTCGACGGTCGCTCGCGACTACGTCTAGGTCGAGCGCCGCGAGCGCTAGGGTTACGCGATGTACGGTGTGCTTCTCCGTAGAGCCGTGGCTTACGTAGGCACAGGACGCTTCCGGGCCGCTGACGTTCTCGACGACGAGAGTCGCCGGGAGGAACGTCCCGGACGCGCAGTCGTCCCCGCCGAGCGTGACGATGTCCCCGGCTCGAATCGCACGCATAGCCGGAGCGACGGGAACGGGAGGCTTCTTCGCCGTCTTCGTCCGCTTCTTCTTCGCAGGGACCTTCGTCTTCTTCGCAGGAGTCTTCTTCACTGGCTTCTTCTTGGTCACTACTCCGGTACTGGGTTCAGAAACGATCGCCGGTCGAATCCCGATCTAGGAAGAAGCCCGGACGACCGTCGTTGTCTATGAAGGCGATCCACGATCGGTCCTCGGGTTCGAGGTAACCGGCGTAACCGACCGCCCGGGGATTCGCGTACCGCTTGATCTGGATGTTCTGCATGGGGATCTCCTGTTAGGGGATCCGCGAACGTCCATCGCGGTCTTCGACTCTACCCGTCGAGACCTTCGTCTTCTAGAGACCCAGGCGGGTCGGTTCTCCCTAGCGCGTGAACCCGTTCGAGGAGAGTCGAGAGAGTCATGTCTCGATGTAGTGCCGGACGTAGCGCGGCTTCTCCGGGCTCGGGACTATATCAAGGCGCTTTAGGTACTCCGGGAGCGGAGGTCTCGGACGTACGAAGGCGATTACTGAGGCTTCCTTTCCGTCTCTTCGGGAAAATTCTTCGATCTCTCGTTTGAAACGCGTCCGCCAGACCCATTCCCCGTCGCTCATACCTAGACCTTACGCGGCGGCGGAGGCGGCGGAGGGATACTATCCGAGACCGGAGTTTCCTCCTTCGGGCTCGACCGAAAGCTCATAGAGAGCGCGTCAATACCCTGAGCGAGGTGCTTGTGGGCCATCTCGAAGTGGCGGTCTACATCCCCACCGACAGGAAGAGAACGAATCCCCTCTCCGAGGCGGTCGCGGGCGACTACGAAATTCTGTACCGCCCCGCTAATTGCAGGAAGAGAACTAGAGGAGATCCTCTTCGCCCGGAGGTGAGTCGCCCGTACTCGTCTCCAAGCTCGCTCCGGAGGAGTCCCCGGTTCCGCGGAGAAAAACGAGTTCAATAGTTCGATGTCATCGAAATCAGCCATTCCCTACCGGGTAGGGATAGGAGGGATACCCGGATCACTCGTGGGACTTACGGATCTTCTCGATAGTCTCTGGTGAGTGCTTCTTACCGATCCGAGCTAGTCGCATCTTCTCCCGGGTCGAGGGGGAAGCCTTCTTCCCCCTCTTCTTCAGTCTCATCTTCTCGATCGCTTCAGGCGTCTTCTTTTTCCCTAAGTTCGCCTTACTACTAGCCAATTTGAGAGCGATAGCCTGCTCTTCAGAAAGCGGTTTCCCTAACCTTGCTTTCCGAATTGCTTCGATCGCTTCCGGCGTATGACGCCTTCCAGCGCTCTTCTTCCCGATCTTCTCTCGCGTCTCCGGAGAATGCTTCTTCCCAAGTCGGGAGATGCGCATCTTCTCTACGTGAGAGGGGCCTAGCTTCCGTCCTCGGAGTGCGAGGCTCATCCGTAGGGCTTCACAACCATCTAATGGCACAATAATTCACGAGTAGGTGAATGGTATTGTCCGCGATGATGTAGAGCCAACCAGCGAGCCAGTCGGGTTTGTTCGCCTGATACCCGTGCCAAGCCGCCTTCTCGAAGGGGTAGCGGTAGACCTTCGGGGCGAGTTGGTTCTTCGCCCAGACTACGTACCTCGCGAGGCGGAAGTGATCGATCAACGCGTGGGTAACGACGATCGTAAGGAGCGCGGGCGAGTACGGAAACGGGAAGTAGGGGAAGGCGACGAACTCTAAGATCGGTACGTCAAGGATGAAGAGGAAGGGAAGCGAGTAGACCGCCGCGTGCCCGAAGGCGACGAGGAGACTCTTTGACTTCCTCTCCGCCATGTGGTCGGTCTGGAGTACGTAGTCCCCGACGAGATGGGCGATGAGCTGTTCCACGGAGGGACTCTACGCGCGCGGTTGATACCTCAATTCCCAGGACAGGGGTTACATGGCGTCATAGAGACGCGGATCCATGCGTTGCACTTCGGGCGTCGGACGACCGGACCGTCTGCTTCGCGGATGAGAGATCCGTTCGCCGTTCGTTTCGGCTCCTCATCGACAAGGAGAGGTCCGTCGTTCGGTTCCTTCGGGTTCCTCACGAGAACATATCCAGGACCGAGTCCTCGGGTTCGGGGGCGAGGGACTCGACGGCTTCCCCTCGGAGCCAGGCCTCGACCTTCGCGCGAAGCTCCTCGGTCGGAAGCTTCGCGTCGAGGACGAGGGTCCCTTCGGCGGGGAACGTCCGAGCGAACTTCTCGCTCTTCGTCTTACGGCCTTTTAGCCAAGACGGGTCCTGGTTAGAGCCCCTTTCCTTCCGACGGGCGGCTACGACCTCTGCGGGCGCTACGAGGTGTAGGACCATGGGTACGGCGCTCCGTGAGATCCGCTCTCGGGCCGACTCGTGGGAGAAGCGGTCCCCGTCGAAGATCGTAACGGGGGTCTTCGCGACGAGTTCGGTCTCCCAGTAGGTAAGCGTCGTATCGACGGCGTTGTACGGGACGGTATCCGCGCCGTCGAACGTCCCGCCGGTGTAGTGGCCGGCGAGCGCGAAGTCCCCGACGAGGGTCCACTTCGGGGAGTCGATAAGCTTCGAGGGCTCGCTTCCTACGAGCGCGCGGACGAGCGTCGTCTTCCCGACTCCCGGCTCACCTACGATCCACAAGGCCTTGTTCTTCATCTCGGGTTCCTCGTCGAGTCTCGCCATATCGAACGGACTAACGTTACCTAGACGATCGAACGGACTAACGTTACCTAGACGACCGTCTTCGAGGCCCTCGGCGAGAGCCTTCTTCGAAGCCGGCGAGAGCCCTTCCTCGTGACGGGGTTTGAACCTCCGACTCGGACCTCGAAGAAGTTCGCGGAGCCCTGCATTACTCGCGACACTCGGATTCGTCGAAGGATCTACCGGAGCGGGGATAAAGACCGGGCCGTCTTCGTAGGGACCGTCGGCATGGGGTCGGCCCCAATCATCTACGAGAGACTCCGCCTTCGCCCACTCCTCGGAAGCCTTCCGGTCTTCTTCGGGAGTCGGAGGATTCGCTCGATAGCGCTCGATAGTCTCCCCGGCCTTCGCGAGAAGCTCCTTCCCTTCTTCGGATTCTAAGGAGGTACGCGCGGTCTTCTGGAATTCGTCGAAGCCCTTTTCGAGCGCGATCTTGGCTTTCTCTCGCTCTTGTTGTTCTACCGAGTCTTTGACGAGCACCTCATCCGAGGGCTCGAAGCACTCCGACCCCACGACCGGGCATTCCCGGCAGTTCGCCGGGTCTTTCACGCTATGTAGATGATGAGGGCAAGGACCTGAATACTCGTCTTTTTCCTGTAGAACTTCGAGGTGGAGGTTCGTCGTGGAAGGAGGGTCGGAAGGCTCCGGGTCAGGCGGATCTCGGGGGATATCCC